ACACCTGCCACAATTTTGGTTGCTGTAAACGTCATTTTTTCTCCAATTGGTATGGAACGCCCCAGGTGTCCCCAACGGCGTTTTTGAATGACAGTTGGGCATGCAGCACCTGTTGGGTGTCTGGGTCACGGAAAATTTGCACAAGCACCATTTGGTTGGTTTCCAAACTGGTGGTGTAAACCTCATAGAAATATGTTTTTGCGTCAGCCATAACTGCTTATCCTTCTGTCAGGGATAAGAACACCCTACGGGGCGGGTGTGGCTGGGTCAAGCATTAGCGCTGGCGGGGTCTTATCGCCCACAAAATAGAACCAATGCCACGGTTCAGCGGGCATCACTTCTAATGACCAACCGTATTTTGGCGCGTTTTCGCACAGCCATTTCCACAGGATCGGATTAGAGGTTCCAGCAATATCGACTGCCAAACCCAAATTGTGGCGTGATGAACCAGGTGCAGCCAATGGGGCGTTCCCTGGCTTCAAATAGTATTTTCGGCCTTCCCATGTTCGGGTTGACGCGCCAGCAATTGGTTCTAGTTGGTAGCGCTGCAAAAAACCTGCACGTTGCTGGGCTAAAGATCGGTAGGTGTCGCCCGCGCTGGTTGGTTTGAATTGTTTGATGCCTGACGCAAATGCGGCTTGACGCATGGCTGTCCAACTGGCGGCTGCTAAATGGTGCAATTTTCCAAACGGCTTTACATCGCGCAAAAGGTTGATTGGCAATTCACCTGGTTTGCAATGCACTAGATCGGCTGGCAATACCAGTTTTCTAATCGGTGGTTGCATTAGAACCTGGTTTTGATTTCAGGCCATTCGATGCCACAAGGCCAGACAATGTGCCAGTCAAAAACACCAGCAACGTGGAAAGCAAATCAATTAGTTGAGCGTCTGTGGGGGCCTGTTCCGTAGGCTGATCTACAAATAAAATTCCGTAGATAAATGCCATCACGGTGAACGTGAAACACAAGGCCATCAAACGGCCAACAAAAACAATTAGTGATGCGTGATGTTGTTCTGGTGTCTTAGTCACAGGCGGCCTTTGTAAAACATTGATATTCGACATTAGTTTTTGAATAGGTGCAACCACTACAACCCCAGATCACTACGGCGATTAGTAACGCGTACCCCAGCAATGCCCGCCATTTCATTCAGGTGTTGGTGTTGGTTGTACTGGTGCAACGAAAACATCATTTGCAATGTCATATGTGTAGCCGATACCTGCGTATGTTCCACGGAAATTTCCGTTGTAGGAAGTTTGCAACCATTCGCCTGCAAGGCCCAATGATGCAATATAAGCCTGGCCTATTGGTTCACTTTCTGGAAATGGCAAATTGTCGCAATCGGTATTAGCAACAACGATTACTTCAACAACTTTTGTTCCATCTAATTGTGCGAAATGTGCCACGGTTTAGCCTCTCCATCGAATGTAAACGATGGCGCTACCGCCCGCCGATCCGCCACCGCTTGTGCCTGTGTTGTTTCCTGAACCACCGCCACCGCCTGCTGTGTTTGCGCCGCCTGCTGTTCCTGCGCCTGCGCCAGATCCACCTGCACCGCCACCGCCGTTGCCACCAGTTCCACCAGTAGCACCACCGCCACCACCGCCGCCGCCTTTGAATAGTGACGCGCCGCCAATAAATGTGTTTACTTCGACACCTGCGCCACCGTTGCCACCAGTAGATCCTGAACCTGCTGTCCCAACTGCACCTGCACCGCCACCACCACCGCCAGTTTGTGAACCGCCTGACGTATTGCCGCCGTTGAAACCAAAATATCCACTATTGAAAGCAACACCACCAGCGCTGCCAAATGTTCCACCGCCACCAGTTGAACCAATGCCACCAGCAACACCACCGCCTGCCCCACCAGCACCGCCACCATTCAATGAAAATGTGCTTGTGATTGATGACGTACTGCCGATTGTTCCAATTGCGCCACCTGCGCCAACCGTGACTGTGTATGTGCCTGCTGCGAAATATGCAGCGCCAATAAAGTCACCGCCGCCACCACCGCCACCGCCGCCATAACCGTTGCCACTTGCCCAACCAGTACCACCGCCTGCGCCCGCGCCAAAAATCAGGTACTCTAGAAAACCCGCAACCGTAACGGTCAATGTTCCTGTGCTGGTAAAACTTGTGTATTTGTAACCTGTTGGGCCGTCAACAACACCAGTTCCACCTGTTGCCGCGCCGTAACCTAAACTACCTGAAAAAAAAACAGCAGCGCTAGCACTTGTAAAATACAAGGTGCCACCTGCCCACGCGCCTAACGCTAAAGATCCTGCTGTTGTGACTGTTGCTGTTCCTGCCGTAATTGTGCATGTTCCACCCGCGGCCGTATTCGATATGAACAATGTGTCGCCTGCGTTGAAAATACCTGTGTTCACGGTGATGGTTGTATTGCCCGCCGCGTTCATCGTAATGCGCGTACCCTTGTCCGCCGCTACCAAAACATAACTGGCGGTCTTTGTTGAAACTGTCCAGTTGTAATCATTGGCCTGCAATGCGTCCATCTGGGCTGCGGTGAGTATTTGCCCTGCGGTGAAATCTTGAATTGCCATGTTCCTATCCTAAGACATTCTCTGTGTCAATGGTGCCATATAGCGCATTGTCCAAAATCAATTCAAACACAATTGTGGTTGGTGCTGTTGACAGCAAAATGCTGTGTCCAGCGCCCACGGTGATGATGTGTTCTATGCCTTCCACGCTTAGTTCCTGGGCTAGTTGGCTGGTACCAGATCCGCTTTGGAACGTTTTTTCCACAGTAATGGTGTTGCCAATTTCAATGCTGGCCACGGTGTCGCGCTGGGCGTTGGTCAACATGAGGAAATCGGTTTCTACGCTTGTGTAGCGGGCCTCTGGTTCGCCGTTCAGTAGGTATGCGGCGGCGGTGTCAATGCTGGTTTGTTCATGTAGCAGGCTGTTGGTGATGCTGTTGGTTTGAATAAAATATGTGGCAATTGACGTTAGATCCTCTGCTGTTGCTGTTTTGCCGTCTAAGGCTGTGACCACCGCGCGGTTTACTACTGCGTCCGCTTCGAATGATATGCCTACGCCGTTGTAGGGAATGTTTGTTCCATCGTCATGGAAATCAGCCACACTTGCTGAAAGCGTTGCACCAACGCGATTTTGAAAAGTCAATTTGCCATCGGCGCTCATGAATAAGCGGCCAAATTCTGCGGTGCTGTTGATTTGGCTGATGTATTGCAATACGTTTGTTCCAGCAGGGACGGTGTAAGCGGCATCGTGGCCTAGTTCAACGGTGCCTGTTGCAATGTCACGGTTAGCCAACGGGAAATCAACCTCTGGCAAATCCAACACCGTTTCAATGCGTGCACCAGACAATTCTGCTGATGGGTTGAATTCATCTAAATAGGTTTGGGCTAGCAAATAGAATTGGTCAGCGCAATACACCGTGACTGTGTCAATGCCACCTAGCGCAAAGTTGTAGTCATAGTTCACCACATAACCGTTGAACAGATCATGGGCCACGTTGCTGTTGTCGTATCGAATAAGGCGAACCTCACGCATTGGTGCTAATCCAGGCTTTGCTTCCGCGGTGTCCCAATAGGGCGAATTTTGATCAAACGGATTGAACACCCCACCCGCCAATGTGTCGTTCAAAGTAAATGACATTGTGCCCGCACTAAATTGGTCACCAACATCACGCCTTCCGCGTTTCACGCTGACACCAATGCACCCGTCCATCACGCTGGCAAATTCGCCTTCACCGTCCAAAACGTATTGGGTATTGTCCAGCACACCGCGCACAGGATCGTCCAATGTGAACGCATTGATGGAAAAACCCGTGGCTACTTGTAGGTCATAGTTTCCGCTGTCAATTACTGCAACGCCTGGCATCACGCCACCTGAATGTTTGCTGGACCAGCGCTGCGGTTGTAGGCGCGTATTGCGTTGACCACGGCCTGCCCGATTTCGGCGCTAGTTGCCAAACCGCCTGTGACGTTGACTGTTACGCCGCCACCCATACCACCCAAACGGTCTAATGGGATTACTGCCTCTGGGCCGTTTCCCTCTCCGATGAGCGCCAATGTTGGGCCTGTCACGATGCCGCCTTCCGCCAAACGCGGTATGTTCATGCGCCCTGGTGCAGGTGTTTTTGATCCGCCTATTGTTGGCAAATTCACATGGCTGATTGTGCTGATATCTGGCGCAATAGGTATTGCGTTGTATGCGCGAATGATGCCGTTGACCATCATGATTGCACCGTTGACCACGCTTTCAAACGCGCCCAAAATTCCGTTGATAATTAGATCAACGCCTGTTTTGAACCAGTCAAATTTGTTGTATGCAACCACTAGAGCCGCAACAAGTAGTGCTACACCTGCCGCAATAAGGCTGAATGGGTTGAGTGCCATTGCAATGTTTGTGGCAACAATGGCGGCTGCAACTATTCCAATGGCGGCTGCAATAGCCAAAAAGGCTTTCGGGTTATCTTGTGCCCATGCAGCAAAACGGTTCAATACAGGTAGGACTGCTTCAAGCACAGGCAACAATGCAGCGCCAATACTTTCTTTGGTTTCGCCCAATGAGTTGGTCAGAATTTTCATTTTGCCTGCTGCGGTTTCCGCGCTCTTTGCTGTCGCACCACCAAACGTTCCACCTAGCACGTCCATAATTTCGTTGAGGCTTGCGCCTTCTTTGATCATGCTGGCCATCTCTGGGGACAATGATCGAAGGGCTTTGAAATTCCCTTGATAGGCCTTTGCCAGCGCATCGGCGATTGTCGTGCTGTCCATTTGTAGCGCTGTGCTGATGTCCATGACCAGGTTCATGTCTTTCATGGCTAGATCAACATCTTTTGTGCCACGGACTAATGCCTCTAGTGATTTTCTGTATTGACTGTCCGCAATGCCTGATGCCCTGCTCATCGCTGATATTTGTTTTTCTACCTGTGCGGTTTGTGCAGCGCCCGCGCCAGTCACATTCTGCAAAGTAAGCGCTAACGCGGCCTGCTCTTGCTGATCTTCCATTGCTGCTTTGGTGGCATCACCTAAAGCAACAGCCAAACCTGTGATTGCGGCGGCGGCAGGAATAGCAGCCTTTTTGATGGCGTACTGCGTTTTTGCGCCAATGCCCTGAAGGCTCTTGAATTCCTTTTGGGCGCGGTCTAATCCTTTGCTGTCAAATTCTGAAATGATCGGAATTTTGATTGCCATTACATCACCAGGTTTCTGTTGACAGCGTCCATTACGCGTTCCACCAATTCAACCATGTTTTGTTCAACAGCGCCCGCATTGCGGTCATAGGCAGGCCACATGACGCGCGAAGGCAAACCAAATTGCAACGTGAGCGTTGAAATGAAACGCGCGCCCTGGGCATTAGATCCGCCCTGTTTGCCAGCCATATCGATGATTGACGCGGCAGGGTCTTTTTGGATAATGGCAATTGTGCTGGAATTGCGTTTGCTGGTATCTACTTTGACACCAACACCGCGCTGGGCTTTTTGTTGGCTGTAAGGAAATTTCTGGTTTCCGCGCTGTGTCCATTTGCGTTCCATACCAGACAGCAGGCGCGGCGGGTAACTGGCCTTTGCGTCATCAATGGCAGGTTTGGCTAATTCCTTTGCTTCTTTGTTGATGGTCTTGCGTAAATCAGGGTCAACCTGGCGCAATTCTTTCAGCGCCTCTTTCAATCCGTAAACCTCAATTTGTGCGGTAGCGCTCATCGTTTTCCCTTGTTTTGCTTATTCAACACAGTAACGACTGTCTGCAAATCACGGGTGTCAAATTCGATGTGAGGCGGCCACCAACCGACCGCGACCAAAACCTCTGCTAGTTGGCGGCGGTAGGTGCCGCGTCCGTAGGGTTTGGGTCTGTTGTGTCCACCGCTTCAATGTCCATGTCTGGGTTTTGTTTCAACCATTCAGACCATGTGGCTGGCATAGTTTCGCCCGCCAATTTGTACAGATGGAACGCCCAGCAAACCATGTCATTCACGCCGATACCACGGCCGTCTGACACTTTGCGGTTCTCTGATTTTTCCCATTCGCTGATCACCAGCAGGTTTGTGGTTACCTCACGCGGCGGGGTGTTTTCGTTCAGGGTGATGCGTAGTTTGATTTTCATTTCAATCCTTCCGTCTGATTTGGTTTATTGAAATTTAGGCTGTTACGTCAACGCTGTACACACCGCCCTGGAACGTGAGATCCACGGTTGTGAGTTCGCCCAGCGATGCGTTGATCACAGGCAGGCTTTCCAAATAGGTGTCAGTCAAAATGAAACCTGGGTTGGTCGCGCTGTCACCTGATCCGTATGAAGGATTTACTTTCACGGTGCATTTCGTACCCACAAGCGCTGACAATGATGCGTAAGTTTCTGTTGCTGCATAGGACATGTACATGGTCACGGTCAATTCGTTGTTTTCCAATCCGCCCGTGTAGGTGCGTGATCCCGTACCAAATGCGGTGTCCTCTAGCGCTTCGACTGTGCGCGTAAGAGTTGCTGCGGTGGTCTGGTCAGTCAAATCAACAATTGATCCGATGGCCGCGCCAATGGCCACTTTTGGATTGCTCAATAGGGTGCTGGTTGCCATGTGGTTTCTACTCCTTAGGTTTGGTTTTTACTTTAGATGGTTTTGGTGCTTTGTCGGTGGATTGTCTAATAAACCCGCCAGCCAACAAATGATCCACGTTTTCATCACCAGCGTCAAATTCATCACCTGGTGTTCCTAGACGTGGGGAAATGATTACATATTTCATGCTGTTTGTGCCTGTTGCATCACGGTCAATTCATAACAGGGCAACATCACGCCACCAATGTCAACGGTGGTTGGGCGGCCTGCGGTAACAGATCCAACGCCAGCCAAAACGCCAGCGGTGAGGTTCAACAGGTTTCGCATTGCGTCAAGGTTTGCTGGCCCCATTGAAATGATCTGTACTGGCCAACTGATTTTGACAATGTTGTAGTTCCATGCTTCGAATGAACAGGCCCCAATAAACGCGCATGGCGGCACAAGGTTTCTGGGATCTGTTACCACTTGCAAACCTGTGATGGTTTCCAATTTGGTTTTTAGATCGTCCAGCGCCTCATTGAACAGGTCTGTGTATGCAACGGGCATTAGGCCACCTGCGGGCGTGAGATACCTAGCAATTGTTTGATGATTGGGGACAAGCCTGTGGTTGGTGCTGTGCCCATTTCGCTAAATGATGCAAAAACATCAATGCTTCCACGTTGCCTATAAAGCGCGCCACCATATTGAATTGTCCCCAGCGTCACGTCACCAGACGGGCTGGTAGTCAAACTATCGATGTAGCCCGCCTCTTGCCGTCTGCGATAACAGAAAGCGTTTGCAGCGCTGGCGCATTGCGTGAGGAATGTGGTGTCTGCTGCGGTAGCGGTGCCGATGCCTAACCAATCCTCAATGTTTTGCGCCGTGATCCATGTGCAAACAGGGTTATATGCAATGGTGCCTGTTGACGCTGTGCGAATAACATCGCTAGCGGTTTTTGCAAACAACACCTGATTTTCAATTGGGATCTGATAGTCAAATATCAAATCGCCTTCGGTGTCCACACCCATGAACAGATATTGAGGCAACGCGTAAACGGAATAGGTACCGTTGAACGTTGCATCAACACCTGCCACGGTGATTGACTGGCCGACTGCAATTTCATTGGGGGTGAGTAATTGCAGGACTGCGTAATTGTCAACCAGATATTTGTTGGTGACTGTGTAAGTAGCCATGGCGGTTAGGCCGCCTTTCTACTAAGCCTGGGTGATCTTGCGGATCATTCCACCAATTGCTGCAAAGGTTGAAACGAAACCGTGGAAACTCATGGTGCGACCCAAAACTGCAGGTGCCTCTAGGCTCTGCAATCCACGGATACTTTCATAGAATTCGAAGGCATCGCCTGATCCCTGACCTACGCGGGTGATGATCATGGTTTTTGCAGCGAAGTTGCTGTCCACTACCAATTGCAGACCCAATGGGTTTCCGTTCCATGATGTTGCGTTTCCGCCACCTAATGCGTTTTGACCCGTGAGGCCAGCACCGATGAATGGGAACACAGGGCGGCCTGTGGTGTCTGCCAACTGGCCCATCTGACCCCAAACGTCTGGTGAAACAAACATGTGTGTTGGGGTGAAGTTACGGCCATTCGAAATGTCAACAGCGCTGTCATAAACAGACTTGAGCAGGTCAGCCACGGTGCCGTCCCAAACGCCAGATGAGTTTGCTGCGGTCAAAAGGTTGTCTGCTGCAAAGTTGTCCGATGCAATCATGTATTCGCCCATGAGGTCATTCAAAATCAATGACATTGCTTCGGGTGACGTAAACGAAATGTCTTGTGCCGAAAGCGTGACCTGCCCAGCGAGGGTGGTCTTAGAAACTGTATTGCTTGCAATAACCATTGTGGTTGCAGATACTGATGCAAGTTCGTTTGCCTGTGCTGCAACGCTGGTGTGCGTGGTAATCGTTGGACGAACAAAGGTTTTCTGCTGACCGTTGTCTGGGTAAGCGCGTGCGCCCAATGCTTCGACTACTGGACGAATGAAATTGAGGTCTTGAACCAATGGCCCTAAGACTGGAACAGGTAGCAAACCTGGGGTATCGGTGGTGAGTACGTCACCAGCGGCTGCTTGCAATGCTGTTTTCTTTGATGCGGTGTATTCAGCAACTGCTTTGTTGATGTTTGCGAAAGTGTCACCGCCCGTGTGGTACGCGGCCATGTATTCGCCTGCTGTTGGCAATGCAAATTCACGTTTTGCCTGTGCAAAAATTGGTGCTGTTGGGATTGTTGCTTCAACTGCTGGTGCTACTGGTTCGGACATTTCTGTTTCCTTTTCAATCGGTTCCTGTGTTTCAGTATTGCTGATTTCCTCTGGCTCATGGTGGATACTTGCAGCCACTTGTGAGATGTTAGCCATATCACCAAACGCGCCGATTGGAACCAGGCTTAGTTCCTGCCATTCGGCTGCTTCGATAATCATGGTTCCTGCTTCATCATAGGAAAACTTTGTTGGGTTCACGCCAACGCTGACCTGGTCAATGGTGCCGTCTGCTGCCATTACTAGCGCGTCATTGCCCAATGTGGTGGCGCTGATTTTTGCTGTGAACATCATTCCTTGTTCGGTGTCCACGCGTTCTGTGACCACGCCAACTGGCATTGAGGCATCGTGGTACATGAACAGGCGCGGGGCCTTGCCTTCAACAGGCAGGGATCCTGGGCGGAAAATAACCTCTGTTCCATCGCTTACGCGGGCAGGAACGTTATAGGGAACCGCGGTTCCAGAAATTGAACGGCGTGGCTGTTCGCCTTGCGCTGCGTCTAGCGTGAAATCGCCTGCAATTAGTTTGATCATCGGTTTGCTAACTCCTCTTGTGTGTTTTCCTCAATAACGGTTTCGGTATCGTCCATTTTGTCTGCCATAAAGTTTTCCTCTAGGTATTCATCAGCATCAAATTCGACATATGTTCCGCGCGGTAAAACATTATCCATTGACAGCGCGCCAGCAATGGCATCTGCATACAACTTGACACC